ATGTTTCATACTTTGCGGGGCCTTTATATACTTTTAAATAGACGCAAGCGGGAAGGAGATGGGTAAACTTTGTGGGGTACGGTAAACTTTCTTACACAGCTGCGCCACGGAACGGAACAGATGCTCAGGGTAATAATATACCTGAGCACCACCTGTTCCATTTTATTAGGGTATTATAACCCTAAATGGCTGGCGGATCTTTCCTACAACAAGCTTACAAACGTATAAAAACAGCGGAAGGATGGGCTCCCGCTGGTTCAAGATTGGCTGGCGCTGCTGGCGCTCTTTATGATATGACAAGAGCTTATAACAGAAAACAACCAAAGAAAAAGAAAGTTGCTGCAAGAAAAGGCGGTAAACGCCGAACAAGAACTCGTACCAAAACTCGAAGAAAACAAGGTTCTATGACAAAAACAACTGAAAGTCCCGCAATTGCTGGTTTCCTAACTGTACATCGAGTAACTTACAAAAAACCAAAATTGCCCAAATACTTGGACTGGGCTAAAAATCCTATTATTTACGAAAATAATGTAACTTGGAGCTGCGCCAGCGGTTCGAACACAAACACTCAAGGAAAACAAGTTGTTTCCAATATAAACGGAACAGATGCTCTTTCTATTGGATCTAAAACTATTATAAATAGTATGTTCACACAACATGCTCTAATCAGAAATACTATTGGTCCTGCTTGGATTAATTCTGATCCAAACAATGCAACTGGAAGTGCTCATCAACATCTTTACTTAAAAGGAATAAAACTTCATTTTAGTTGGACAAATATGGCCCCTACAACTGTCGAGGGCCATATTTACATTTGCACAAGAAAAGTTTCAAGCGACAAAGCATGGGCAAATGATGAACCACTTGATGATTGGACCCTTGGTTATACTAAAACAGCTGGTCAGACAGGAACAAGATCAAAAGAAGATCTCGGAGCTAAACCTTATGATGCAAAATGGTTCAATCAAAACTGGAGTATTCTAAACAAAGTTCACTTTGTAAATGATGCTGGACAAGAAAGCCGACATATTGAAACCATTGGCATTAACAGACTGCTTGACATGGCACATGTCAACGACATGACCAGCGGAATAAAAGGAATAAATGTAAGATGCTTCGTGGTTGCGCAAGGACCTACTGTCGATAGCACTACCGATTTTACTGTTGGAAACATCACAACTGCAAAAGTCAAAATAGCTGGAATACTAAAAGTTGAATATCTAGCTTACGCTGTGTTGCAATTCCCAAGGATTATGTACAGAACAAGCAACATTACAACCAGCAACGCTACCGCTTACGCTATTGCTGACGCCGCAGGAACAGTTATTAACACCGAAACAGGAACCAATTATGCTTAAATATTTAGTTAAAATTTTTGTTCAAATAAATTGTTTCATATTATACTGGCGCTTCGCGCTATCCCACCAATGGTCAATGGTGGTTTCCACCTTAGGGATCAACTTTGACCCTAGGTTCTACTATGATGGGTTTTACCCTAAGACCCTAATCCCGGCTTCGCCGGGGCTAAACGCGGCTTCGCCGCAGGGGCGCTTCGCGCTGCTACTACCAAACTATATCTTTATTGATAAATACATTAATTAGTTTAAAACGCCTTTGCAACGCGTTCTGCAACTCTACATCTGTAAACAGATCAACTATATTATACTGTGAGGTGACAATTACTCTATCAGGGCGAATTAACATAGATCCGCCCTTTTTTTCGGCAATGAACGGATAGTGATCCGCCCATATCTTCAAGAAATTACCAATCCATGCGGATTGTCCATGATCTACATCATCCAACAACACAGATTTCTGTGTAGAGTATCCATCCCACCACTTGTTCAGCGGTTTGGGGTACACATCGGGATACTCCAATCTAACTCCACGGGATTTTCCTGATCCCGTTGCTCCAACAAGCCAATAGCCACAGGTGGACTGGAGGGTATCGAGGGGGGGAAGGGCATCGACAAATATTCGTCGAAGGTTCGTGTAATGTTTAATGTAGATATCCGCGGGGATATCATCCCAAGAGCCTGTCTTGGCGAGGGCGCGGGCGTCCTCCCAACGTGACTTCTCCCGGTCCCCGGGGTCGGTGGGAACAGTACCCTGTTCACGGTACTTGCCGTCCTTAATGCAATAGGTTCGGCATTGAGAGGGTAGACCCTTGGCAGGTTCAACATGACATCCGGCGAGGAGTTTACGGACACTGGTGAATCCTCGGGGGTTTGCGAACTGTACATATCCCTGTAAGTGTCGGGTGTCCGTAGTCGATATCTCTCGGCCTGCGACCGAGTACTTGCCTCCGAGCTTGATGAGCCAGGCGTCCAAGGCGTCGTCGTCGGCCAGCGATTCGGGGTAGTTATTATAAGTGAAGACATACGCTCTATGTTTCATACTTTGCGGGGCCTTTA